GAATAGAAGATAATTACAATGAAATAAGAGACATGAGAAAGAAAGCACAAGTAATAAAAGATAAAAAGGTTGAATTCTTAACTAAACATTGTAATGTATTTTTACAAGAAGATAGCGATGAAGCATATATAGATATGGAATTTTGGAAAAAATCTGTTGTTGATAAAATAGATTTTACAGGAAAAGAGGTAGTTATAGCTTTAGATGGTAGTATTTCTTATGATTTATTTGCAGTTACAATAGGCTACAAGGAAGACAATAAATATTATATGAAATCACATGCATTTTTACCGAGTGGAACATTAAATAAAAGAAGAGAGAAAATAGATTATAAAGAGATGGAAAGGCGAGAATATTGTACTATACATAATGCTGATACAGTTCAGTATAATCTGGTTGAAGAATATATAAGAAATATTGAAAAGAATTTAGGTTGTAAAATAAAAGCAATAGTAAGTGATCCATATTGCATGAAGCAAACAATGGAGAGTTTAGCTAGAGATTATACGGTTATTTCTCTTACTCAATCGTATAATAATTTAACAGTTGCAACTACAGAATTTAGAAATGAAGTTTATAATGGCAATTTATATCATGAAAAAAATAAATTATATGATTGGTGTGTTGCAAATACTACTTTAAGTGAGGGAAAGTCAGGACATATAATGGTCGCAAAAGACAAAGCTAAAAAGAATAAAAAACGTATAGATATGTGTGCTACATCAGTAATGGTTATGACACAATTAATAAATAAAAAGAAGAGAGACTATAATAAATTATTTAATGAGAACTACATATGTTAGGAGTGAGAGAATGAAGAATTTTTTAATTGATTATATAGAAGAGATAGTGTTTTTTATTGCACTTGTTTTAATTAGTATAAGTGCATATTTTGTTAATATCTCCCTAGGTTTTTTTATAAATGGGTTAGTATTATTAGCAGTTGAATATAAAATAAAGCAAATTAAAAAAGAAATAGCAAGAAAGGGGTGATTAAATGAAGATAAGTAGCTACAAGAATAATACAAAGAAGACCTTTTATAATTCAGGAATGTCTTTAGATAGCATTGTAGCAGAATTAAATGGAAGTGTTACAAGAGATAGTCTTAAAGAAGATTCTACAGCTATGGCTTGTATATCTATACTAAGTGGATACTTAGCAAGTATGAGTTTGAAATTATTTGAAATTAGAGAACGAGACAGTATAGAAGTAACAAATTCTTTGACAGATGTATTAAAAAGACCAAATACTTTACATAATTACTTTGATTTAATGAAGGAATCATTGCAAGAAATGTTTATAAAAAAAGAAGCATTTTTATTGATAACAACTAAATCAGGCAAGGTAACTACATTAGATTTAATAGAAAATGCTTCTTTAATTCAAACAACATCTGGGGCCTATTTTGTAACTGGTATGGTTAGAAATAAAGTAGTAAATGTTAATTATGATAGTGTAATACATCTTAGAGATTCCTTTGATAGGTTTAAGTCATTGGAAAATGTAATATCTACTAAGAAAAGTGTAAATAGTTTAATAACAAAGAGTTATGGAAGTAATCTACAAAATGCAATCAAAGGAATTATAACATTAGAGGACTCAGAAGGATTAAGCGATGAAGGTAAAATGAATTTAAAAAGAGCTTTTAATAAAGTTCTAGCTTCAGGAGAAGATAATATAGCGGTTCTTGAAGATGGTATGTCATTCACTTCTATTCAATCCGGTGGTGTAACATCATATTCTTTTGCGGAAAGCCAAGTTAAAGAAATTCTTTCAATATTAGATGATAAAATACATCAGGTTTTTAACGTACCAAAGGTTTTAACAAGTATAGCAGATGGAAGTTATAATCTTAGCGAAAATCAAAAATCGCTTTTTATAGAAAGTTTATTACCTTTAATTAAAATGATTGAATCAGAATTTACTTATAAGTTGTTAACTAGTGTAGAAAGAGAAAGGTATTACTTTAGAATAAATTATGAATCTATTTTAAGAGGTGATTATGCAAGTAGAGTAGCAGGTTATAATGCGGCCTTACAAGGTGGATGGACAAGCAGAGCAGAAGTAAGAGCTAAAGAAAATTTACCTTATATTGAAGGAACTGATGATTTATTGATGTCTTTAAATTATGTGCCTAACTCAGAGTGGAAGGAATATACAACTAAACGAGATACAGGTGAAATTTCAGAAGAAATAAAAGAAAAAGAATAAGAGATTAACAGGGACAAGCGTAGGTGGTGAGAGCTTAACTAATAGAAGGAAAGGTGGTGGAAATAATGAATAAGTTTTATAATTTTATAACTAACAATAATAAATCAGAACTCTATTTATATGGTGCTATTGTATCAGAAAAGTGGAGTGAAGATGATATAGATTTTAAGGACTTTAAAACTGCTATAGATGGATTAAATAATGATTCTACATTAGAAGTATATGTTAATAGTCCTGGAGGGGAGGTTTTCGTAACTCAATCTATCATTTCTTTATTAAAAAGAGCAAAGGCAACTAAAAATATAACTTTAGATTGTTATATTGATGGATTAGGTGCTAGTTGTGCTAGCTGGTTGCCGATGATAGCAGATAATTTATACATATATGATGGAAGTATGTTAATGTTACATAAGCCAATGTCTTCTTTATTCTTTGCAAATGCTGATGACATGAAGAAAGAAATAGAGTTACTTGATAAGATAGAGTCTCAAATGGTTGAGAATTATATGTCGAGGGCAAAAGAAACTTTGACAGAAGAAGTTTTAAAAGATATGTTGTCTAAGGAAACATGGTTAACAGCGGATGAAATAGAAAATTACTTTAATGTTATAAGGCTAAATACATCTAAGAAATTAGTAGCTTGTTTGGACAAGGAACTAATGGATAAATATAAAAATGTACCAGAAGAACTTAAAGAAAAACAAGAAGAACCTGAAACCACAGAAGAAGTTCCTAAGGATGATAAAGAATCAGAGGAAGAAGAAAAGAAAAAGTTAGAAAACAAAATAAAATTATTAGATTTAGAATTAGCACTAATTTAGCTAGTTCTTTTTTTATGCAATTAATATAGAGAAAGGATTGATAAAATGACAAGAGTTGATGAACTTAAAAATAAGATTGTAGATTTAAAGAAAAATGCAGAGGCTTTAAAGGCTGAAAATAAAATAGATGAGGCTTTAGAAATTGTAAATTCTATTAATGATTTAAAGAAGGAAATTGCAATTGAAGAAGCATTAAATGAAAAAGAAGTTAAAGAAATAGAAAATAAATTAGAGGGAGAAGTGATAAATATGGAAAGAACAGAATTATTAAACAAGGAAGAAAAATTATTCGTAGATTACGTTAGAAAAGGAATCAGCAATGATTTAAAAGCAGGAGACAACGGGGCATTAATACCAACTACAATTTCATCAAAAATTATCGCTAAAGTTGAAGAAATGGCTCCAATCTATGCAAGAGCAACTAAATTTAATATAAAAGGAATCTTAAAGTTTATCAAAGAAGATGGTATTCCAACTTGTGAATATATGGATGAAGAAATGTCAGAAGGAACACCAACAGACGCAACATTTAAAACAGTAACTTTAAGTTCGTTTGTTGCTAGAACGTTAAGTAGAATTTCAAGATCATTAATTAATCAGTCTGATTTTGACTTATTACAATATGTTGTAGAAAAGGTTGCTAAAGCAATAGCTGTTTTCTTAGAGAAAGAATTAATTGTCGGAACAACAGGGAAAATAGAAGGTTTATCTGGAGTAACACCTACAACAGTTTCAACTATAAATGCAGATGCTTTAATCGATTTACAAATGGCAGTACCAAGCGAATTACAAAATGGGTGCGAATGGTTAATGAACCCTACTGATTTTAAAGCATGTAGAAAGTTTAAAACTGTTGACGGATTATATCTATTAAATGCAGACGCTACAAAGGAATTTGGATGGGAAATTTTAGGTAAAAATGTAATGATTTCTAACCAAGTACCAGCAGGAACTATTTTCTACGGAGATTTCTCAGGTTTATACGTAAATTTACTTAATGATATAGAAGTATCTGTATTAAAAGAAAAATATGCAGACTTATTTGCTTATGGAGTTCTAGGATTCGTGCAACTGGATGCTAAAGTAGTGGAAACTCAAAAGATAGCAGCTATAAAAAAAGGTGAATAATAATAAAAGGGTATAGGTATATATTATTTATACCCTACCCTTAATAATAAAGGGGTGATTAAATGTTAGATAAAGTTAAAATTGCACTAGGTATAGATACAGATGATACTTATTTTGATACTTATTTAGAAACTTTAATTTTGGCTTCTGAAAACTACATAAAAGAACTAATACCAGTTGAAATTACGGAAGAGTTAAAGGCTAGGTATGAAATTACTATATTAGCATTAGTAACATATATGTTTAATAACAGAGAGATGGAAGTTGATGCTAAGTCTAGTAATAAAGTTATTAAATCTCTTTTAAATTCTTTAAGGTATAGAGGTGAATAACATGGCAGATTTTAAGATAAATCCAAGCGAATTTAGACATCCAATTACTATTGAAAGATGTCAAAAGGTTAAAGATGAAGATAATAGGCTTGTTGAACAATGGTCAAAGCTATGTAATGCTAGAGCTAAGATTTTATGGACACGAGGTAGTGAATATGCTGAAAATTATGGTACTAATAGTGAAGTTGAAGCTACTTTCTATATTAGATTTAACCATAAGAAGATAACTTCTAAGGATAGATTAATCTATAAGAATGAAGCTTATGATATTATCTATGTAAATAATGTACAAGAAGCTAGTAAATACTATGAAATTAAAGCTAAGAAGGTAAATTGATGAGTGTAGAATTTAGTGGATTTGATGAATTGATAAATGATTTAAACAATTTAGGTAATATAGGTAATAAAATAGGTAAAAAAGCTGTTGAAGAAGGTGCAAAAATTGTACTAGAACAACAGAAGAAAGACGCTCCAAGAGATGCTGACAACGAACATGGTGCTGATAAGCTAGATATAACAGAAATCAAGAAATATGCTAAAAGTAGTACTGTAGTCGCTAAAGTTGGTATATCGAGCGAAAATTGGGAAGAAGCAAAACATCTTTATTTCCAAAACTACGGGTATGAGCTATGGAAAAATGGAAAGATGGTTAATACTCATGTAGGTTGGATAGATGATTCATTTAAAAAATGTAAAGACAAAGCAACAGAGAAGATGATTGAAATAGCAAAACAAGAAATTGATAAGATATTATAGGTGGTTTAAATGAATGAAGTAATAGATAAGCTAGAAAGTGAGTTAGGGATTCCTTTTTACTATGTAAGTAGAGAAAATGGTAAAGCTCCGGTAGTAGTTTACAATTATAAAAAAGAATTAAATATAAGTGATATGCAAAAGGAGTCAGCTATTTATGACTTCTATTTTATTTTAATAATAAATACAAAAGCAAATGATACAGTAGAGAAATTTGAAGAAGTTTTAGTAAATAATCTCTTTAGAAATGTAACTGTAAATCAGAGTGCAACTACTAAAGATGGTTATACTCAGATTTCTATAACTGGAAGTAAAAATATATAAAAAGAAAGGAAGTAGATAATATGGCAAGAGAATTAGGCGTGAGAAAATTAACTGCATTTAAATTAGAATCTATTGGTACATATGGAAATGCTATTCCATTAAAGAATTGTGTATCTTTAAATACAACAAATAATTATAAGGAGAGAGAATATTATAGTGATTGTACTACAGAACATTCATCTGCAACTTTACAAAATGTAGATGTAGAAATTGAAATGTCAAGTGCAATGGGATTAAAACTTTTAGCTGAATTAACAGGGTTAGAATATTCTAATGGAAAAATGGCTGGAATTGTAGGTGCAGTAGTTCCTCAATTTGCTCTAGCTTATGAGGTTTTAATGGATGATAATACTACAAGAAGAAGAGTCCTTTATAATTGCAATTTAAGAAAAGAAGAACAAACAAATGAAACTGAATCCGAAGGAGAAGTATGGAACTTTGTAGGTAAAGCTTTACCGGTAGAAATCGAAGGCGAACAATACGTTGATTTATGGATGTCTGAATCAGAGATCAACGCAATAGTTGAACCAGAAACAAAGGCTAAATATGTAACTGAGTATGGTAAGTTCTTTACTTCAGTTATTATGCCAGGAGAACCTGCAGTAGCTTAACAATAAATAGGGTAGGTAGAAATATCTACTCTTTAATTTAAAATAGAAAGGAATTGATATAAATGGAAATAATTAATTTAGCTAATAGAAAAGAAGTGGAAATATGTATAAATGGAACAGAGTGTGTAATGTCTTTAGCCTTAAAAAACATAAATCATTTTCAAGAATCTAACAAGATAGGATTACAACAAGCTTTAGAAAAGATGCAATCAGGAGATTTAGAGATGATATTAAAATTAATATATAGTATGGTATCGAATAAAAAATCAGGTAAAGTGATGGGAGAAAAGTTCTTTAAAGATTTTGATGAGTCTATTGTTGAAGCACTAAGTCCAATAGTTACAGAATTACTTAATAAGGATATGCCAGAAGCAAAAAATGAAACTGAAAAAAAGTAACTAAAGGTAAAGGTCAAGATTATGTAGATATAGATAACATACTGTATATGGGCAGATCTTTACTTAAAATGAGCAATGAAGAGATATATGAATCTAGTTTAAGATTTATCTTTAAACAACTAGATATACATGTAGAAGTAAATAAAGAAGCTAATAAAAGAAGTAAAACAAAAGGATATAAAAACAATAATACTTCTAAAGAAGAGACTAAATTAAAAGTATTAGATTAAAGGGATATAATATAAGGGATTTTACACGTGTTCCTTTATGTTATATCCCTTTTTTTTATAAATGAAAGGAGGTATAAATATATGGCAGATGAAAAACAGTTAGTAGTTAATCTTGCACTAAAGTCAGGAACTATGAAACAACAAATTAATACTATCAATAAAGAAATAAAGCAAATTCAGACAGAATTTAAAAATGCTGGTGCTGGTGTAGAGGATTTTGAAAAAACATCTGAAGGACTATCAGCAAAATTAAAATTACAACAATCTGTAGTAGAAAAACTTAAAGATAAATTATCGGTATATAAGCAAGAGCAAGAGAAATGTACTAAGACATTAGATAAAGCAGTTGATGCATACCAAAAGCAAGAACAAAAAGTTAAATCTTTAGAAGAACAATTAGAAGAAGCTAAGGAAACTTATGGAGAAAATAGCGAAGAAGTTAAAAAGTTAGAGGAAGAATTATCGAAAGCAACTAAAGCTTTAGATACTAAGAGAAATAGTGTTATTAATGCTAATAATAGTTTAACAACTATGAATACTACCATTTCAAGTACAGAAGCTGAAATAAAAAGCATGGAAGCTCAAATAAGTCAAACATCTTCTGCTTTAGATGAATTAGAAAACGGAGCAAATGAAGCTAGTGATGATGTTGATGATCTTGGAGAAAGTTTTGAAGAAGCTGGGGAGAATAGTGTTACATTTAATGGGCATTTATCTGAAATTGGACAAGGGATGGTTGAATTAGGAGATAAGGCAAGTGAAGCTGGTAAAAAGGTATTAGAAGTTGTTGGAGATTTAGTTGAATCAGGATCTGAATACAGTGCAGAAGTCGCAGGAACTGAATTCCTTCTTAAAAACTTAGACAGCACAACCCAAGAAGTTATAAATAACAGTAGTGAATTAGCTTCAACTATAGGTTTAACTTCTAAGCAATATAAAGATAGTGCTACAAGTATAGCAACATATTATAAAAATATGGGAATAACTACAGAGGAGTCTAATAAATTAACAAGTGAAACAATGAATCTTGTAGCAGATTTGGCAGCGATAACAGATATGCCTTTCGATGATGCTATGGGAAGATTTAAGTCTGGATTGATGGGAAATTATGAGGCGTTAGATACATTTGGTATCAATTTATCTGCAACAACATTAGAAAATAGTGAATGGGTACAAAGTTTAGGCAAGTCTTGGAATTCATTATCAGATAATGAAAAAATGATGGCAGCTTATAACGAGATAGTTAGACAAAGTAGTTCTGCGACAGGGTTAGCAAGTCAGGAAGCTGAAGGTTTCGGAATGAAATCTAAATATTTGAGCGAAAGAATCGAAGAAGTTAAAGGGACTATAGGGGAAAAACTATTACCAGTATTAGAGCCATTAGTTGAAAAAATAGCAACGGTAGTTGAAAAAATAGCTAAATGGGTTGAAGATAATCCAGAATTAACTCAAACAATATTAATTATAGCAGGTGCATTAGGAGGATTTTTAGCAATAATCGGGCCTATTATAAGTGTTTTAGGAACTCTTACATTAGCAGTTATGGCTTTTAATGTTGCAACATTACCTGTCACAGGTACGATTTTATTAGTAGTTGCAGCAATTGTAGCTTTAATAGCAATTGTAGCTTTAATTATTGTAAAATGGGATGAAATAGTTGCCTGTTGGAATAGTTTTTGCGAGTGGGCAAAACAGTTATGGAGTGATTTTACAAATTGGATAACTACTAAATTTACAGAAATCAAGGATAAGACGGTAGCTAAAATTCAGGAGATGAAACAGAAACTAATTGATAAGTGGAATGAGATTAAAACATCTGTAGTTAATAAAATAACAGAGATGAAAGATGGAGTGGTCAATAAATTTAGTGAAATTAAGAATAATATTTCAAATATAATAAATAACATTAAAACAACATTGTCAACATGGGGAACTAATATAAAAACAACAATTTCTAATGCATTTAGTACTGTTTATGAAACTATTACATCACCCTTTAAAAAGGCGTGGAGCTACATTAGTGGTATAGGAGATAAGATTAGTGGTGTTATTTCTAAGATTAATCCATTTAAGAGTTTAGCTAGAAGTATAGATGCAACTATAACACCTTCAATTGATACATATGGAATAGCACCATTAAGTTTAGATAATG